TTCATACACATCTCGTGGAATAACGTAGTTGTGCTTCTCCGCAAGATGATTATTCATGTACGTCATATAACGATTAACAGTCTCATGCCACTCTTCACGGCGACCTTCATCTTCTAACCACCGTGCATAACGAGACTTGTGAATAAATTGTTGATAATAAGTTGGTAGGGTGACGTTGCTCATCATACCTCCAAATATTTCTTAATAATATCAAGACGGTCCTGATGAACAGCTATCTTATCCATTTCTGCTTGTATGGCTTCTAGGATATCAGAGTGCTCCCCGATACCTGCAGGATTATCTAAGTACACCTCAATATTTGCTAGATGTAATTCTACATTGCCTTCTGCGTGTGCCTGTAATGCGTCTAATATTCTGCCCTTCATTCGTTTGTCCTCACTGTTATCCTAACAGGTTCAATACCTTCAATATCATACAACAAGTCTTCTACATAATCTTCAACGATATCTGAGACTTCGTCAATGTCAACGCTAAATTCTTCTAAATCTATTCTAGCGGCAATTGTGATATTAGCTCGTATTTTTGTCCTGCTCATTTTCTAGTACCAAAATTAAACGGTCCAAATAGAACCGCGCTTTCTGCAAGTCCTCAACGGGCTTGCCCTTGTAACGATACCGCCACAAGTATTTAATAATATTACCCTGTAGGTAATATTGATAGCCATCGCCAGTGGCGGCTTGGATAGCATCCAAGCACTCTATGCCACTGGTGTTGTAATGAGATGGGCTGTTCACTGCATCTTCTTTCATGCGGCGCCTCATATATGTTTCATGTCGTTCTTGCATATTAGTCACAGGAGCTAAGCCGAGACATTGTGGCTACATACACGCCGCTGTCTTCTCGTGCCTTAGACAGGATACGAGTGTCATACCCAAGCGGTGGATAGGCTTGTTTGTAGTTCTCAATCTTCTCCTGCAGCTCTTCGTCAGTGTTAGCCCTAATTACGTATTTTATGTCCTTAGCCATTGTAGGCCATCCTTTCTACTATGCCGATGACGGCGTGATATGCAATCCATCCAAGAACAAGTAAACAGACTGCTCTGATTACATTGTCCATCATAGGGTCTTTGGCGGGGTCTTTCTCCATCCAAAAAGTCAACCACTTGTTCAGTCGCATCAGTCATGCTCCCCACCATTGCCACGACCTAGTCCACCAAAGTATTGTGGACGCCTGTTGGCGGTTTCGAACACAGCGACAGTAATAAAAATCCCTGCTATCAGGATTGCGTGAACAAGTGCGCTGACTCCAAATACAAAGATAGACCCCATGTACATGGAAAATATGATACACCACATCCAAGCCAATACTTGCATGATTAGATGCCGTGTATTCACATCCGGTATCTTGCTCAATGGATTATGTTTAGAATCCATCAGCAGATGCCAACTGCTATGAATGAACTTCATCATAGTCTCCTTAGTGTTGTGTGATTACAAGTTCGTTATCTCCAAAGCTTTCACGTCCCATATCCAACACAGCATCCATATCCTGTGTTGCGTGGAACGCCATACCACGAGTCAGAAGCGCGTAAAACATCACATCTTCCTCGTCTAGTTCATCATCGGGACGATGATAAATCTCTATTTCAAAGCCCTTATCTTCGCCTTTCTCATGGCGAATAATAACAGCAGAGTCTCCAGGATTAAGTTTTACTTCGTCTTGCATGATATCATCCTTATGAAATGCTCTGCATCTACTACAGCAAGAGGCTTCTTATGGTTCATTTTTATGACCAATAAAGGCTCGCCACCAGACTCATGTCCGGTGGCTTGCTCATAGTAATTATATAATGTTGTCATCCGCTCAGTGTTCTTACATTCTATATCATATGAGAACCTTGTAAAAGCGGCCGTAGACAACTGTACATCGACGCCATTGACCCCCATCGGGGTGGACCTCACGTCTAGTGACGTAAGCCCCTTGAAGACGCTCAGAAGCTGTTCAACTACCCACTGTTGCAGCTTCCGGCCCTTGGCTTTCGCTGACCTCGGGGACATCCGCTTCTTCGACGAGGACTCCGTAGATTTTACCCGTTGGGAAGACGAAGGTTTTGCCTTGCGACCAGAGGCACGCGAACGGCGCACCTTCGTTAAGCTCTTCGATGAACTCTGCCGCTTCTTCTGCGGTGACTTGGATGTACTTCGTTGACGATTCGTTAAGTGCTGCCTCATACGTTATCGCTAGCCTCACGTTCACGCCATTCGTCTGTGATATAGGTGTACCAGACGAACTTGGGGTTTTTCCCCTTACTTGGGAGTTGTCGCTTGAATTCCAAGTTTGCCCAGCATTCGTGCTTGTAGTCGCACCACGAGCACTCCACTCCCAAGGTTCGATTCCCAGTCTCCTTCTTATAAAAGACTTCGGGAATGTCAGAAAATTGTCGTTGAAACGGTTTCGATACATCAGTGGCCACAATGGACTTACGTATCTTCGCATTGACTTCCTCCTTCTCGTCGTCAGTATTTACAGCATCTGCGAAGGCAATTTCGCCAGTTGACTTGTTTAGTGCAATCCAACCTTTAAACGGCTTACCCGCCGCCATGCCATACCCTAAGCCCTGTGCTATGTATCCAAACGAATCACTGGACTTAATTCTTTCAAAAGCATTGTCCGCGTTGAACTTGTGTTCGAAAGCAAACGGTGACGCAGTCTTTATATCGTAAATGCCATCATCTAATTCGATATCGTATTCACCATTAATGGTTGTGCCATCAATGTCATAACTAACTTTGCCGTGCTTAGACTTAATTTCTATACCCGCAGCTTCGATAAGTGCCATCAAAGCGGCTTCCATAACATCTCCCATAATCATACGCATCTTAAAGTCGTATGTTTTAGGTTCTGCCTCTACACCTTTCGCTTGCATATGTAACTGACAAGATGGTCTGCCTATATTGCTCATTCGTAAAGAAAATTCTCTGTCTTCTTTGACAAAGTGTTTTTCTAATGCGTTACGAGCGGCTTCTGCAAATTCATCAAGGATGTGAGGGGGCATTTCTACCCCCTCACGAGCCGCCTTAGAAAGGAACGAAAGAAGGCGGCTATGCTTTACATTCATGCTCTAGCGAGGTCCGGTATGTCATCGTTGAGGGCGTCGTCCATAGTAACCTCTTGCGGTTCTACGTCGACCACCGTGCCCTGCAACCTTAGTGCTTTGTCGTATTCAGCCATGACCTGCTTGTTCTCCCTGTCGATATAATCAACGAACGATTGAAGCAGTTCTTGGTCTTCAGCACCAAAGTCCAATGGGCCATTCCCGACTTCGAAATCTGCAACATAATATACGAGACCACCGTTCTTCTGCTTTGTCAACGATGCTGACAAATCATAAAAGATAAATGGTTTCTTCTGTGCAGATAGCGCATCCAATGGCTTGGATATAGGCATGAAATTAGAGCCACGTGCTCGCCACAGAACCGGCGAGTTTGTGAACTCAACCGACTCCCCCTTGGCATTCACTGCATCGTGAAACGTGACCTTACCAAACATCATACGGAAGCACTTGATGTTCTTCTGCCTCAGTGCTTGTTCGGCGGTCAACGAATCACGTTGGCTCGCTGGTACAGACCCACAGCGGAAAGTCCCTACGGTATCAGGAATCTCAGTCTGCGGGTACAGGTTGTTAGCCATGATTGACTTTGACACCATTTCATTCACCTCTGCATCATAATGCAGATATTGGTAGCGTTGAATGAACAGCTGAAAGTCCATCGTTTTGGCATAGATTGCCCCGTTAGGCGAGTTCACAAAGAACGAACCCGCAGGGATTGAATTGCCGTTGTCATCCTCATGGTCACGGTTAATCTTAAGGATGTCCAACGACGGGGTATTGCTCGACGGCATATCTTGGCCGATAATCTGAGCAATCTGGTCAAACGTTGTCGTGTTTGAGACGGTAGGTAATGAATCCATTACACACTCCTTCTAGTAAGAGTCCAATTTATAACACAAGTCAAGCTGTTATGCAAACGAAAAATCTGACATATCCAACCAGTTCTTGCCTATCTCAACATCTACATCAAGCGGGACTCGCCACTTTATATTGTAGACGTTCTCGAACACCTTATCGACACCGGTCATAGCGTCGTAGGTAATCTTAGCGACCTTTTCTTCTTCGCCCGGGTACACATCCAAGACTATCGAATCGTGTACTGTATTGATAACAATAGACTTACACTCTTGATTTCTAAGTTCATCGTGCAACGAAATAAGAGCGAGCGGCACCACGCAACCCCCTGCCAGACCTTGTACAGGATAATTCTTGATTGCGGGGGCGTTGGAGACAGCGCCAGAAGCAAGGCGTTTAACATCAGGAAAAGCAAATTGCTGACCCGTATACAGGCTAACACAATTATGCGTAACAGCCTCAGTCTGAAGGCTTTCATGCCATTTGCCAAGCGCCGGATACTTTTCAACAAACGCTTTGTAATATTCCATCTCGTTGGGGGTTCCTTGCGTCCCCCCGTAGAGGGGCTTGAACGTGTGCGCTTTCGCTGCAGTTCTCTCATCTTTTGTAACATCAGCCTCTCCTTTTCCGAAGATGACAGACGCTGTGTACCTGTGAACATCGACGCCCTCCAAGATGTCGTTGAGCATTTTATCATCGCCGCACAACTGTGCCGCCACACGAAACTCTAGCTGACTGTAGTCGGCCTGTAGGATGGACCCGTTGTCAAAGCGTGACACCACCACTGCACGTACAGGAAAGGTATTGCCGCGTGGCTGGTTCTGAAAGTTCGGGTCAGAAGATGACAAGCGCGTCGTTCTTGTGACGCACTGGTTGAATTTGGGGTGCAGAATTCCGTTCTGCTTTACGTTGCGCTGGATGCCGCCAACAAAGCTGGACAGATACACCTCAACCGCGTTTAGCCGGATAGACGACTTAAGAAACTTGACAGCGTTATCGTTGCCCTTGTGAACGGCGGCGTTATACAAACGGACCAACGTGGTCTTATCAGTAGCAAACCCGCTGGCAGATACATCCATGATGCTGGACGGGTTCATTGTGAGTCCGCCGATTTTAGGTAGGGGCACCTGCACAAACCCTGCACCGCCGCACGTCTTACACTTGGTAGTGTTCTTCCACGGTGTGCCGTCTTTCTTAATCTTACGGAACTCACCGCGCCCGTGACAATTCTTACACTGCTCTGCGCGAGTCTTGTGAACTCTTGTGGTCAGGCTCTTGACCTTATGGGCGAACTCAGCATTAGACATACGGGGGCGTAGCAGGGGCTTGCCCTTCTCGTTCAGCCCTATATTAAAGGTCTCCGCCCACTTCTTCTTGTCAAGCACACGGCGAGAGTAGATAAGCTGACTAAGCTGTTCCGGTGACGCAAAGTTAATCATACGGTCACCCATCACGGCATGGCAGATGTCTTCCATACCCATACGAAGCTCGCTACGCTCCTTCTGGTAGTCAGCGCGAACCTCATGTAGTCTCTTGAAATCAATCTTGATACCGTTGCGCTCAATGTGAGCCAGCACGATTAGAAACCGGTTCATCAAGTCTAGATGCTTACGCATCGGCGCATTGCTATCGCGCGAGTACAACTCCTGCTGCGCGTAGTACAACTCACGTGTGGATATGATGTCAGCGAGACCATATTCTTCGACCACATCACGTGGCATCGCGTCAAAGCCGGTGCCGTTACGCAGGAATTCTTCGACCAGGTCACCCTTCTTACGTGCAACCTTACGCCGGTCACAGCTATCGGCGAGGCTGATGCCCCATTTCTGCCCACGTAATAGAAGGTATTCGCCCAGCATCGTGTCGTAGACAGCACCGTCATATGTGAACCCCGACTCCCACAACCACACCAAGTCGAACTTAATGTTATGGCCGACAAGAACGTCGGTGTTGTGAAGTACCTGTTGTACAGAAAGAAAAGGTGCGCGTGTATCTACGTCCAGCGTCTCATGGTGAAACCAATGAAAGCGTGGCTCACCGTCGTCAACTGCCAGCTGCACAGACACAAGCTGATTGTCCTTGTGAAACGGCGTAGGGTCACTGCGCTTAGTCTCAGGGTTAATTTGAAACATTGTTTCAACGTCAAGAAATGTAATCATGCTGTGTACCTGCTTGTGTCAGTTTCAAGATTACAAACAATATTGCCGTGGAAGCCTGTTAGCTTATTCTTCGATATTGTGAGGTACCGACGCGTATCATTATGGTCTGTGATATCCTGCTTACCAATACCGATAATCAAGTCAGCTTCCGCAGCTTTACCTGTCTTACTGTTCTCCATCATAGCATAGGTGACGTTGGTTCTGTTCTCAGCATCAGCCGACGCTTGACTGATACCGATGCCGAAAACATCGTGCCGTTTACAAACTTCACGAAACTTCAAGTAGATTTGACGTAGCTTCTCGTCCGTACGAGCAAAGGTGCCCATAACATCCAGCTTGTCCAGCTGGTCAATGATAACGACATCAGGCTTGTGACGCTCACAGTATTTGTTCAGCCACTCTACGCTGGCATCAACCTTGTCACGCATTATGATATTAGCTTGAATTTCTGTGAACTTTTGCTTGGCTTGCTCACGGTGCATATACAACTGCTCTTTGCTGAAGCCAGTGTATGCAGACATGGCGCGAATCATCGTCCGCTTAGCGGGTTCCTCGTTTGTTATGATGTGAACATACGCGCCCTGTGCACAAAACCCGTTCGGCGCTACCGCCAACGATACATAGAAAGCTGTCTTACCAACTTCGGGACGCGCGAAGGCAATCATGAACTCGCCAGCACGGCCACCCCTCACCGCTCTGGACAGTGAAGGTATGTTGAACTCCCAACAGTTGGCTAAGCTGTCATACTCAAGTAGTTCATCAAGGTCAGTAGAGATGGGGGCATCGTCCTCATCCTCTGGCACGAAGCCATCCTCGGACCTTTCTATTAACTCCTTGATTTCATGTATCTTTTCGGGGTTGCCCTCCATCATGGCAAGCCCCATATCAGCAATACGACGACCTACTTCCTGCTGCCACATCTTTGTGAGCACGTCTTGCGCTACGTCCTCACCTATAGGTGCGTACGCGGATATGTCGTCAAGTATCTCTGCAAGTAATTCGCGCTTAGCACGGGTGGCTGTCGGGTTATTGACACGGAACAGTTCTCTGACTTCTACGACTGTCAAATTTCTGTCGTACTTATCATGACCATCAACGATGGTATCGTACAGGTCCGCTAGCTCGCTAGGGAACATGGAGCGCATCACGCGCGTTTTATTGTTATCAAAAAAGTCTTTTGATAACAGTAACTTAATCAGTTGCTGTTCCGTAGTAATTGTTGAATCTCCTGCGCCTGGTAGTATTTAAGGTCATCGTTTATTCTTATTATTGTTGATGGCACAAAGTACGAAAGGTATTTTTGGATGTCAAGCGCCTTACGGGTAGCGTCAGGGTCTAGGCATACGAACACCCGCTCATACTTCTTTAATTGTGTGAGGTCAGCGTCTTTCATATTAGTGCCGAGCAATGCTACCCCTGTAGCGACAGGGGATATGGCACAGGCAGATGCAGCATCCTCTACTACGACAGCTTGTGAATGGTCGCCAGCTGTGAATAGCTTCTGCGATTTACCATAACGGTACCACTTCGGTACTACTTTACGATTAAGGCTGCGGCCTACAGCATCATAGGTGTGGCCATTTTCTTTCACAAGAAAGACAACGCGGTCTTGCTTTGGGTCATACAGAATACGAGCACGTTGATTTTGAAATGCATCTAAACAATTGTTTTTTTCTAAATAATTCAATGCTCTAGAATTGTCTGAAAAAGGTGTGAAGTGAGAAGGCACCAGAAAATCTGGCTGGTGATAGTGCATGATAGTCCGCCGGACTTGCGAAGCGATTTCTGCTTTGCTCCGCTCCATTTGCGTAGCACCGGAAGCATCACAGGAAGCCTTGTAGCAATTCCACAGAACTTTACCGTGTATACGGGATATGGTGAATGT